ACTTGATGGGTATAAATACGCGATAGACCAAAAGCAGATTCTACATATTAACGATAACAACGTAACGATAAAGGAGCTTAACGGCAAAGGCGTATTAAGGGGTGAATCTAAGATGAAAGGATTGAGGCCGGCTATTAAGAATATTAAGATGGCCTATGAGTCCAGGGGGGTAATCCTTAAGTATCGCGGTGCGTTGGGTATCCTATCCAATCAGTCGACCGATGGAGTGGGTGCAGGGCTACCTTTGGATGAGAAAGAGATTGCTAACATTCAGGAGAAGTATAACCAATACGGTGGGTTAGATGGTCAGTTCCAAGCTATCATAACAAGTGCCAACCTGAGATGGCAGCAGATGAGCGTGAACCCTGATAAATTAGGGTTGTTTCAGGAAACAGAGGAGGACTTTAACAAGATATTAGATTCTTATGGTGTTCCCTCTGAGATGTTTACAAGACAGAAAGGGGCAACGTTTGAGAACCAGAACCAGGCAAGGAAATCTATCTATGAAAACACCATCATACCAGAGGCTAACGAATGGATAAGTTCTTTCAATACAAAGTTCTTTGCGGAGGGTAAGATAAAGATGGTAGTAGACTATTCACACCTACCGATCTTTCAGGAAGATATTAAGCACCGTTCTGAAATGCTTAACAACATGGTTAACGTATTGAGTAGGCTTAGAGCGGACCAACAGATAACGGATGAAGAGTATAGGGATGAGTTGTTTAAGTTAGGTATAGGAGATGGTAAACCGATTGAGAAGGAGACGGTAATTGAAACACCGGTAGCAGATGGAATTGCCTAAACCAACAGCGGAAGAAATAAAGAAATTGAAAGCCATAAAGGCTAAAGTGATAAAGGACAATAAAATAATACTGAAATGAATATACCAGACTTTCAGGACAAACGCCAACTTATAGATTGGGTTATAAATAATAAGTCGGTATTGATTGCACAAAAGAAAAGCACCGTAAAGCACGCGGACGCAATAAGCTATGTTCCACAATTAGTTAACGAACTAGGACTAGCGACAAAGGCCGAAGGGGTGATAAGCGAAACAGCTAGTAAGATCAAAGTAAGGTCTATCATCAACACTACCAAGCTATTTGATTCTCATGGTGATGTGCATATAGATCAGCTATGGAATAAGTCTTTGAAGGAAACAAAGGACTTCTATTTAGTCAATCAGCATAATTTTTCTTTCGAGGGAATCATTTCGGATAACGTGAAAGCCTTTGTGAAACAGATAAATTGGACTGATTTAGGTTATGACTATGCGGGACAGACACAGGGATTGGTATTTGATTCAACCATATCTAAATCAGAAAGTCCCGAGATGTTTGCCAGGTACTCACAGGGTAAGGTTAAGAATCACTCCGTAGGGATGCGCTATGTTAAGGTAGCTTTAGGTGTTAATGATGAAAGATATGAGGAGGAGAATAAGGTTTGGAATAAATACTACCCAGACATTGTTAACAAGGAAGATGTGGATGAGGTAGGATATTTCTGGGCGGTGACAGAGGCAAAGGTAATAGAAGGGAGCGCGGTGGTGAGGGGTTCTAACTTTGCCACACCTACCCAAAGCGTAGAAGAGAAACAGCCGGGGCAACCCACTGAAGATAAGGAGCCGTTGATAAACACTCCGTTGGATTATGTGAGTTTAGTAAAAGAGTTTTATCAACCAAAAAAACAAACAAATGGAAGCAAATGAATTGAAGACCATACTTGAACAAGTAGGGAAAGCTAATGGCGAAGCTATAAAAGATGCCGTAAGAACAGAAGTACAGGCAGCAACACAGGGACTAATGACAGCCGATGTGCTAGGTCAGAAACTTGAGGCTGCTGGAATTAAAGCAGACACCATCAAAACCCTTACCGATGCGGTAGAGGCGCAAGGTGTTGAGATGCGTAAGTTGTTTGAAAACCCTAACAAGGTGACTAAGACAATGGAGGAAATCGTAGAGGAGAAGGCACAAGAGATTTCAAAACTTGCTACAGGTGGACAGAATGTAAAGATTGTTCTTCCTTCAGCACGCAAGACTGAGGTAACACGTGCAGGGGTACAGTCCACCACGATGGCACAAAGATTGGCAGAGGTAGGCCAGCAGCCTTACTTGGGGACTGTAATGAGTTCTTTGTTCACTCATGGACAAGTTAGTCCATCTTCTAACGGGGTTATTCGTTACTATGATCAGAACACGGTCACACGCAACGCGGCTTTCACGGCTGAGAGTGCTGTTAAACCTGAGTCTGCTATCAACTGGGTAGAGCGTACTTGCTTGATTGAGAAACTTGCTGATTCAATTCCGGTAACTAAAGAGGCTTGGAAGGATGTATATTTCATCCAGTCAGAGATCAACCGCCTTTTAAATGTGAACTTAGCTTTGGCTGAGGATGCAGCTCTTTGGGATGGTGATGGCAACACGCCTAACGTGAAGGGAGTTTATACTTCTGCTTATGCTTTTGATTATGTAGGTGATGCGGTTACGACTGCTAATATCTTCGACCTGGCGGCTGCTATGAAAGTAGATATTGCTAATAACAGACAGTCTAAGTATATGCCTAATGTGATGGTAATAAACCCTAAGGATGCATATAAGTTGAAAACCACTAAGATCACAGACGGATCTTATGTTACTCCATCATGGGGTAATGGTTCCAACATTGACGGCCTAAGAGTGGTTGAAAGCTCACAGGTAACTGAGAACACTATGCTTGTAGGTGACTTCCGTTTCGGAACTATCTACGATCTTGAAGGGGTGACTGTTGAAATGGGATGGATCAATGACCAGTTCGTACAGAACGCAATGACTATCCTTGCTGAAAAGCGGTTAGCGTTGTTGGTGAGAAACATTGATGCGTATGCTTTCTGTAAGTGTACTGACATTGATGCAGGCTTACTGCAATTGACTAACGGAGCGTCCTAATGGTTTAGGTGAAAAGTTGGGGGCTTAAAACACCCCCTCTTTTTAAATTTTAAAATATGGCAGCACTATTTGTTGACGAATACGATTTCATTTATACCCCTTACAAGGTCCCAAACCAAAGTGAGAGTACATCTTTTCAAACTTACCTTGCGGTAAAGGAGGAGGAGCTACTTAAGTCTTTGATGGGTTGGGAGTTTTGGGATGAGTTCAGGACCGCTATTATAGGCATATCTCCGGCTCAGAAATACATCGACATTCGTGATGGAGCTGAATATACCTATGGAGGTGAGACGTTTAAGTACGAAGGGCTTAATGACTTCTTAGTACCGGGTATCTGGGCTTTATGGCAAAGAGATAATGCATATAAGGTTACCAATATCGGGGTAGGGATAAACACAAAGACAGACTTCACAAACTTAAATCCAGCAACGGTAATAAGCAGGGCTTATAATGAGTACTCAAGAAAGGTAGGGAATGCAGAGTGTTTTAGAAATACTTTTTGGGGATTCATGCAGGCTAACTATGCGACCTATACGGCATGGGAGGCGTTTGAGGACTTTGAAGATCCAGGGACATTAAACAGTTTTGGAATATGAAAAAGACGAAAGCGTTTCTTTATCTGCTTACCATGTTGGGAGGGTTTGTGTTTCTGATATTTGTATTTGGTATCGTGTTAAAGTTTTTATTTAATGTCTTTTTATTGGGTTGGCGTTTATGGTAATTATTTTAAATGGTGAGCGTAAAGAGATTCCTTCTTGCTTTGAAGAACTGACTACAAAGCAATGGGAATTAATTGTGCCAGAATTAGCAAAGCCATTAGTAGAACGTGATTACTTTCACATCTTCAATATCTTATCAGGGACTTCTTTTACAGACTATCATGCAACAGCAGAGAATGAGGTAACTATTTGGAATGCTGTTAGGTGGATTGTGGAACAGCCTTTTGTTACTAACGATGAGTTTCCTAAAGTATTAGAGATAGAAGGTAAGTTGATTACATTGCCTAAGCGTGTTGAGAAGTTAAGCATAGGGCAGAACATACATTTAAAACAACTGCTTAACGATTCAAAATATGTAGAAGAGAATTTGAGTAGCGCGGTGGCTATCTATCTACAACCCATATACGACAATAAGAAGTTTGATTACGACAGGGCATTAGAACTAAAGGCTATTGTTGAACAAATGCCTATGTATCTGATAAGGCCAATAGGTTTTTTTTTGCTAACGAGTGCCTCCGTGCATGGAAACAAGCATATGAGCAACTGGCGGAGAATCCTAAACAGCCTCACGCAGAGATGCGCAAGAATGTTGCCGCGATGGCTATGGTCACGAGGCTTAACCCTTTCGAAGACCTTAGTCTTGTAGGCAATCACGCTGAACGTTTCGGTATGAATCCGGACAAGGTGTTTACTAAGTGTAGCATGGAAACGGTGATAGCGTTCTCGGTAGAACAAAAAGAGAAACAGGAATTTAGGGAAAGGTTTAATTCAATTTGGCAGGGAATAAAGATGACAGTACTCGCAGCAATACAACAGGCTAACACAGCGGCAGGGATAACCACCCTGGCTTTTGCCAATGCGCAGGAGTTTCAATCCTTCATGGACAAGTATGAGTACAATCAATATCCGGTAAACCTTGTCTTACCATTTCAGGTTGCAGGCACTAATTTAAACGGGCAGAGGAAGCAGGTAGTAACGATTACAGGGTATGTGTTGAGGAGGATACCTGAGGATACGAACGACTGGCGTTCGCTACCAGTGGAGACGGCTTACATAGATCCGATGAGGGTGCTTGCTATTAAGTTCATCAAATCATTATTAGATACCGATATCATGGATCCGGAAGTTGAAGCCGTGACAGATACCATCCGTCCGGAATATATGGAGACTTCAGGGCATTTGTTCGGTGTTAGCTATACGGTACAATTACCAACGATTAATAACGTATGCATCTAATGGAACAGGAAATAAAGTCATTGCTTGCTAGGTTGGATGAGAGATCATTTCATACTAGTGAGAAGGCAGATGATATTTTAGATCAGTTAAAGAAATTGAACTCAAAGGTAGCACATCATGAAACGGAAATTCATAAGGTTAAGTTAGAACTTGCTTCTGCTCAGGGTGTGTGGGCAGGGGTGAATAAGACGGTAACGATAGGATTAACGGTGATAGGTATAATTGTAGGTATGATTGCGACAATGTTGTGGCATTAAAATAAAAGAATATGGAATTACTAAAGAACCCTCAAAAAATTACAATCGTAGGCACTAATGAGTTTGAGTTAGTCTATGATGATAGTTTAATTAGCGGTCCAGGTACGGCCTTTGTTGAATGGGTAAGCGGTACTTCTTTTCAGATTTGCGGTAACGGTGCGATAGATTCGACTTGTGTTGCGGTTACATCTGCTAACCCTAAGCCTCCTCCATTTCCGGTAAGGCCAAATATCCCTATCAGAGTAAAAGGGGGCGCAGGTGGTGAGGTGTTTAACATATCTATTTGCCCAGTTGAATGAGTGCTGTTAAGACATATCTAGAGAACATCATTAAGGACTTAAAGGCCGAGAATGCCAAAGTACCTGTTTCTCAGATGCGTGTTGAGGCTAATAACATTGAAGGGAATCTATTTGCGCCTGATTGGTTACAGTATATGATCTATGGAAGAGGGCCAGGTAAACAACCTCCACCGGATCGAATGCTGGCATGGGTAAAAAAGAATCCTGAATTGCTTTCGGGGTCGGATATAAGTGAGAAGAGTTTAGCATTTTTAATAGGCAGGAAGATAGGCAGAGAGGGAACGGATATTTATCAGGGTAAGCGCAAGGGATTGGATTTACTTGGAGTGATGGAAAAGAACTTACCAGAACTTTTAAAAGACATAGGAGAAGAAGAGAAGTTGAAAATACAAACGAGTTTAAGTAAAGCTATATGAAAACAAAAGAATTAATAGTTGCAGAATTACTGCAAGCTGGTCATCTCAAAGCAGAAGATGCAGCAATTTTATTAACGCCAACTTATCAATATGTTTACTTAAAAAATCCAAGATGGATAACTCCATATTATCCGATACAACCATATTATGGAACAACCACAACAAACACAACAACACTTAATTAATAGATGGCAATAACGATTACACAACGTCCCGAACAAACGATCTACGGCATGGATTCCGATTGGAATGGCGTTGGTAATCCTATCTTGTATAAGATGACAACAGACCAATACGCTCAGGATAATTACTATCTTGAGGTATATGTTTACAACGGGGCAACCGATGTAGTGTTAAATAGTGAGCCGTTTAATTTCACACCTGATAGCGTTGGGGCGTTTACTATCAATGTCGCTTCTATCCTTAAAGCAAACCTTATTGCAGATTTCGATATAGACCTGACTAATACGAATATCGAATTGCATGATGATACGAACGCTTACAAAAAATTCTATATAAAATACAAAGAGGTTTGGACCGCTTCCGCTAACCAACTTATTTCAGACGGTGGCAATCAATTCTTTGTAGTATTTGGAAGCAGACAGATACCTTCCACCTATGGCGGTAATTTCTTTGAATATACGGCTTTTAGTTCGGTAGACTATAACGATGCTAAGTTCCTCACTAAACTGAGTAAACCGGTAATGTGGAGGGGTTATCCTTTTATTCTTAGTGCGATTATTGACGATTCATTACAGATATCACTTGATTTAAAGATAGTAGCTGATGCCACACAATACGCAGGGCAACAACTTAATAAGGCTGGCAAGTTAGTAAACTGTTATTTCGGTTTCGTATCTTCAGGCACGATTGACGACAGCGACAGCGCGGTAGTTTCTATTGTAGACTTTGCTACTAAGGCGGTAAACTATACCGAAGAGTTAACGATTGACATACGCGATGCGGGTTGTAGACCTATCATGTTACTAGCTAGGAATAGTTTAGGCGGTGCTTTGCAGTGGTTGTTTGAAGTTGACCAGGAATATAGCTATGACTATGGAGACAACATCAAAGCCAAAAGAAAAGTACTTAGGGCTAATAACCTTACCTTAAACGAGTGGGATGCGGTTAATGACTTCATAACTCTAGGACAGGTGTATAGAAATAACATAGTTGAGTTTTTGTCAACTACTATAAAGACGAGTTCAAGAGTAGGGCAGCAGGTTTATGTGGTAGAAACAGACGGCACAAAAACGGGTGTAGTCGTTATCCCCACTAAGAACAACACGAACACAAGGAGGTTAAATCATATTTTTGAAATCGAAATAGAGTATCCCGAAATCTTTGAGATGTGAACTTATTATATATTGGTGATGACTTAGTAGACTTAGGCAATGCAACAATTTCAGTAACCATTAAAGGTATAGAAGTTGGCAAGATAGAAGTGCGCTCAGTCAGTTATACCAATAGTTTCACGGTCCCACATACAGAAAATAATGATGTTATCTTTGGTTACTCTTCAAGTGAGCATTCACTAAGCGCCCAACCTTACCGACTTTTATCATTTAAGTTAGTTCAAAACGGGTTAGAATCTTTCACCGGAAAGGCGATAGTAAAAGAGTTTAACAAAGGATATAAGATTCAATTATTAGAGGATGTTTATGATGTATTTGCAAGCATCAAAGACCTTCCATTTAAAAGAGTCGGGGCTTTTACATCGACAGGGTGGAACTCGGATGACATAGAAACTGCTATAACGAATACCGATAACATCATTTCAGCTATCTTCAATTGGGGTAAGACGGGATTGATTTACAGTGATCAGTTTTTTTTACCTTCGTTCTTCTACCATACCGCTATAAAAGGAATACTGCAATATACAGGACTTCAACTATCGGGTGATATATTAACCGATGCGAGGTTTACGGATCTTATTATACCCTTCCCTGGCGATGCATTCGCCTATCCGGATGAGTATATTGTAGACCTGGACGCAAGCACTAACGCTCCCACTCAGTCCATACTAAGCCCTACAACGGCAAACGGCTACCGATTAGAGTTGACAGACTCAGGGACGTTAATAACTTTTGATCAATACGAAGTACCAACAGGGGTAAACCCTACTATCACGTTCACGGTAACGGCAGATGTAAGTTCAATTTCATGGCTTAACGCTACCAGCATGAGTATGAAATTAATCTTATACAGGTCCGCTGTTGAAACGGTGTTAGATGATTCCAGTACTATAGCCTCACCCACAACAAGCGGACAACTTATTGCAACTTATACAGGTGGTTTTTTAGCAGGCGATTTAATCTATGCTGAATTTTTTTCTAACTCAAATAGTACACCTACAGTCACATTCACGGTGGCAAGTACTACTACTTTTGTAGCTGAAGCGGATCCGGTTATTAACTTAGACTTAGTAGATTGGAATGAACTATGGCCTGATAACCTTACGTGTGAGGATTTATTAAAAGACTTTTTAGTGCGTTTCAATATCTTATTAAAAGAAAAGAACGGGACTATCTATCTGAAATCCCTTGAAGATATCATGGGTGACAGGACTAACGCGGTGGATTGGTCAAGTAAATTAGTTAAAACCGCTACTGATATTGATTTCACGTTAGATATGGGTCAGGTTAATTACATGGTTTATAACGACCAGATCAACGACATTGAATACGGAAGGGGTCAGATAGATATTGACAATACAACCTTAGTTCCTGAAAAGGAAATTCACAGTTCAATCTTTGATAACTGTGAGGATATAACGATTGAAGGTGGTGTAGGTGTAGATGATTGGATAGTAGCCAAGATAGATGTATATGATGACACAGCAGAGGACATATTTGATTTCGATCTTAGTCCTGGTCTTAAACTGTTGACTCTAAAAGCAAGGGTAGATGAGAATACCATCCTGATTAATAATGCTTCGCATCTTGATTATAAGATGGGTTATTTCATTG